ATTGTAGCAGACGGTGCTGATATAGTTAAAGTAGGTGCAGTTACATAACCTTCACCACCAGAAACAATTGGTATTGAGGTAATTACATCTCCAGTAACGACTGGACTGCCTAATACAGCACCAAATGTTCCACTTTCTAATGAAGTTTGAAAGTTTAATTGATCTAGTGATAAATTATCTTCAGCTTCGTCAATTGCATTAATGCCTGTATTAAGTCCTTCTGAACTGTACTCAAATTTCGTAGCACTTAATTTATAAACAGGCAGATTACCTAATTGAAAGAATGGCTCTTGGTCTTCAATAAACTGTATCTCAAAAAAACTATTCATCAAAGGCACATAAATTAAATCACCTTCATTTGGTCTTCCATCTTTAATTAAAGTTGCTGTATTATCTACTTGGTCTTGCCATCTTCGTTTAGCAATTACAAACTTAGTATCATCTCTTATTTCTAAACCAAACTTAGAGATTAATTCTTGTTCGCCTTGGAAACCTTCAGTTGTTTCAATATACATCTCTAAAAGATATGATTGATCAAATTTAGAAAGTGTATCTTCACCTAATATTAGGTCCTGATTAACTAATGTTCTTGGTAAGTAATAGCAATCTTGGCCGTAGATTTGTAGGCCTTCTATGATTAAATCTTCGTAAAGTCTTTTTTCGGAATTTTCCCCAATTCCGTTTCCACCGTTAAAGTAATGATTGACTGCCATTTCATTATCCTATCATATACGTTACAGGCGTTTCGTATGTGCCTCTTATGTCTTCTTCAAGTTTTTGTATATCTTGTTGCGCCTCTTGAAATATTTGTTGACCATTTAATGAAACTCCACCAATCATTGTAACTCCATTAAACTTGCTAAGATTTGCACCCCATTGTCTTTTAAATAAGGCCGTAACATATCTTTTTAAAAATATATCATTGTAAACATCAGTCATAACTGTAGGGTCTAGTTTTCTATAACACTCAATAATTAAGTATTCACCAACTTGAATGTCATTTTTCCAATCCATATCAATGTATAATTTATTATTATATTGATTAAATCTTAATGGTTTTTCACCAACTAATATGTGATCTAAGAAATCTAAATGTCTTAATACCATATCATAATGAATAATACTTGTAGATGAAAAATCATACAAGTCATTTAATCTTAATTGGTATCTTATGTCAAATAAATTATTATTGTGTTTATCTGATAATGGAAATATATTTGTTACAGCCAATACTGACTCAGGAACTATGATGTAATTGTTTGCTTCAGTAAAGTTAGTTGTAACTGAATTTTTAGTTACTGAAGATGCTGAATCACCTTCAGGAGATTTTACTCTATCTTTATCAGTTTGAGTTACTTGATATTTTAAATATGCTCGTTCTACACCATCATAGTGATATTGAGCAAAGTATTGTAATGCTTCATCTAATCTATCTTCTAATTGGTCGTCATCTACGTTAATTTCAATGACAGGTTTACCCAATGTTCTTAAAGCATATTGTTTTAATTGTTCTCTTGTTGCTGGTGTTGCCATAATATTTCTTTAACCTATCCTAATGCAACCGCTTGTGCAATTGCGAAAGCGTTTGTTGCTTTTGCATCTAATTGAGTTTGAATATTTGAAGTTACACCATCAGAATAATTTAATTGTTCTGGTGTTGCTGTAATTTGTGTTGTACTTGCAGCTGCTAAAACTGGAAGTGTACCTGAAACGTTAGGTAAATTAATTGTTCTATCAGCTGTAGGATCAATAACTCCTAATACTGTTTCATAATCATCTGCTGTTGAACCTTCAAAAGTAAATGAGTTTGTAATTTCTATTGTTGTAGAATTAACTGTTGTAGTTGTTCCTTGTACAGTTAAATTACCTGTTACTGTTGCGTTACCACCAATTGTTACGTTGTCTGGTAAACCAATAGTTATTGTACCAGAACTTTCACCAACTTCGATTTCGTTTGCTGTACCAGAAAAAGTAATTGTACCACCTAAAGATGTAGCCGTAGATGTTGAACCGTCTGTAACCGTTATACTTGAATTTGTTAAACTTGAATTACCAATATTTGATAATGTATTAGAAGAACCACTTATTGTTTTATTTGTAAGTGTGTCCGTTGTATCTCTACCTACTAAAGTATCAGTTGATGTAGGTAATGTTAATGTGCCTGTATTTGAAATAGATGAAATAACAGGAGTTGTTAAAGTTTTATTTGTTAAAGTTTGTGTAGAATTTAATAAAACAATAGAAGCTGTATCAGATAAATCTGTTGAAGCTATAGTTATACTAGCTGTTCCATCAAAAGATATTCCAGCAATTGTTCTTGCTGTTGCCAAGGCTGTC